CAAACATATAAAATGAGACAATTAGATGAAAAAGAAAAAGAGTTTAACTTAAAAGGTATTAAAAGATCAGAAGAAGAAGTTGATAGATTAAGATACTTAATAGAAGGAGACGAGTTCCAATTAAGTAGATTAGATAAAACTTTTGAAATTAGCTATAAAGAACAAAAGAAAAGATTGAATAATAGTCTAAGAGATTCTAAACTAGAACTTGATACTAAACTTAAAAACATAGAAATATTAAAAGAACAGATAGACAAAGGCGTAGAAGAAAAGAATGGAAATGATGAATAAGGATTACATAGATGTAAAAGATAGGAAGAGAAGTACTAAAGAGAAGCTAAGACAGGAACTTATACAAGAAGAACAAAGATGTAATAAACTTAAAGTACCATTTTGTTTTAGATGTGCTAAACTAGATTATGAAGATTTGTATAATAAAACTATATTAGAGGCACAAAGAAAAGAAGGGAATGTTAAAGAGGAAGACCTTAAAGTACCTAAAATTAATTTAAAAAAGTATTCAGATAAAAACAGATTTAAACTAATATCAGAAACAGAAGTATGGGATAGGCAAAGAGGTAGTAGCGAACCTAAACATATTGGATATAATGTTAGTTATGTATGTAACGAAAGAGGATGTGGACATAGCATGTTCATGAACTTAGAACAATATGATAAATTTAAAGGTGTTAAAGGTAATAAAACATTAATTAGTGAATAATGGATTTTGATAAAGAATTTAAAAAAGGACAAAACATAGCATTAGTATTAGGAATAATATGGATGTTATTTATAATAAGTGCAGTTAGTTTTATGCTGTACGTATTATACAAATGGTTATTAGGATAGATAAATGGATTTAAAACACAGATTAAAGACGTTAGTGAAAGCTATATATGATACAAATTTAGAGATTATGTCTCTTATACAGATAATTTGTGTTTACATTATAACTTTAGCTTTAGTAGTATTACCTTTAATGTTAATGTATAAGTACAATCTATGGGATAACCTTTATACTTGGATAATATATGGTATATGGATTACTTATGCTGCAGTAGTTAAGATTAAATATAATAAAATAATTGATTAAAATGGCAAACGAAAAAAATTTGACCTTAATGGGGAAAGCTATAACTAGCACAGAGCAAGCACAGGCTATGGGTAGTAAGGGTGGTTCGGTCGTTTCTCCAAGGAAAAAGTATGCTGCTAAAATACGTGAAATGAAGAAGCGTAAGTTAAAAGATAGTGATGTAGGATGGTTCTTAGAAAGGTTAGAAGACCCTGAAACTAACATGTTTCATTTAACTCAATGGTTAGACCAGTTAAGGGAACATATGCCTTTAAATTATCAAAGAACATTACTAGACACTGCTATTAATTTACATAAAGCACATCATGGGGAAAAGCATAAGAATGAGAATACTAACATAAACATTAACATAGATGTGTTAAAGTTTGATAATTTAGCTACTAAATACAGTGAAGAATAAAACAAGTAAATCTAAGGATTAAAATCGGCTGGTTTTCAATTTTGTCCGTCGTAAGTTCTTTAACGGAGCCTTAGATTTGTTCCGATTCAAAATGAATAAGAAGATAACGAGAGAGGGGCATTTACGAGCATTTATAGAAACTGTAAGTGACATGACTTTAGACCCGTACCAAGTTAATTTCGTTAACGATTGCTGGAATAATAAAAGGGTAGTGGGCATATTCTCTAGACAGACAGGTAAAACTACTATGATGAGTTTGTTTGCTATATACAAAGCAACACAGATAGATAAGCTTAAGATATTAATCATAGCGCCTACAGATAGACAGGCTGGTGAGTTGTTTGCAAGGCTTAGAGGTTTTGCAGAGAATAGTGGTTTGATTAAACAGTTTATTAAGAATTCTACACAAAGAGAAATTACATTTACTAACGATAGTTATATTAGAGCGATGCCTACTGGGGACTTTGGGCATAACATAAGAGGTCAAACAGCTGACCTTATCATTATGGAAGAAAGTTCTTATATTAAAAGTGATATAGTTAACCAAGTAATAATGCCAATGATTGCAGCTACTAACGGAGATATTATACAGATAGGTACACCTTTCTTTAAGAACCACTTTTATGAAGCTAGTTTAAGTGACAAGTACAAAGTACATCAGTATGATTATACTCATTGTCCTAGGATTACTAAAGATTTTATTGAAGAACAGAAAGCTAATCTAACAACTATAGAGTTTACTATGGAGTACATGGCACAGTTTATTGATGAGACTGACTGTTTCTTTAATTCAGAACTTATTAAATCATGTGTTCAAGAGTACGAACTTAACCAACCTATACATCCTAAAGGAATGTTTGTAGCTGGTGTAGACTTTGCTGGTATGGGTGAGGATGAAGCTTCTATTATTATCTTAGAACAAAACGAGTATACACACGAAAGTAAGATTAAAATACAAAACATCTTAACAGCTAAACAAACTAAGCAAACTCAAACAGTAGGTACTATTAAGATATTGAATATAGATTACAAGTTTAGAAAGATATATTGTGATAACACTGGTATAGGTGAAGGTCCTGTAGATTTTTTAAAAGAACATTTACCGTCAGTAGTTGAAGGTATTAGATTTACTTTACAATCTAAACAAGATATGTATAGTAATCTTAAGATATTAATGGAGAGCGGTAGACTTATAATACCTAACCATAAGAAACTTATCATGCAACTGATGGACCTAAGATATGAAGCCACAGGGACAGGACAATTAAAAATACATCATAGTGAGAGAGGTCATGACGATTTATGTTTTATCGCAGGTACTAGAGTTTTAACAGATAAAGGACAAATTAATATAGAAGAATTAAAAATAGGCGATAAAGTTATGACAAGAAAAGGTTACAGGAAAATAGTAGCAACAGGAAGTAGAAAATCAGAAGTTATAACAAGGTTTGGTATTACAGGCACACCAGACCATCCATTTATAACAAAAAAAGGTATAAAAAAGTTTATGAATGTAAGCGTATTAGATTTATTATACGTATGGAACGAGAAACAATTGAGTATAATGGAAAGAAATATAATAGATACCCAAACAGTAAAAGAAGACATTTACGAGTATATTATTGGAGACATTCAGGTTGGAAAGAATCCCCTAAAGCATTGCATAGAGATATATGGCAAGAAGCAAACGGAGAAATACCTAAAGGATATGTTATTCATCACAAAGACGGAAATTCACTTAATAACAATATTGAAAATCTTCAAATTATGTCTAAAGGAGAACATCAATCTAAACATAGTTCCAACGAAGAAAGAAAGAAAGATGCTAGAAAGAACTTACGAAAATATGCACAACCGAAAGCGAAAGAATGGCATAAATCAGAGGAAGGGAGTGAATGGCATAAACAACATTATAAGAAAAGTTTGTGTAATGCTACGAAATATAAGCATACATGTGAAGAATGTGATAAAGAGTACGAAAGTACAAGGAAAACAAAAACTAAATTCTGTTCAAATAAATGTCAACAAAGAAACTGGTGGAGAAATAATGAAGAGAAACGTTTACAATATAACAGTAGAAGGAGAAAATGAATATTTTGCAAACAATATATTAGTTCATAACTGTGACGCCCTAGCATTAGCTGCGTTACATTTTAAACCTAAAAAGAGAGCTAATTTCACAATAGCTTAGGAAACATTTATATATAAATAACACTATAAAATTTATATGGAGCTTAATTTTAAGACTGGTAAGCAGAGTAAACAAGTTAAACCTATGAACAAAGTTACCATAGCTGTACCAGAAGATGTTATATTAAAACAACAATTTAAAGGAGAAGTTGAAAAGGATGAGATTAAATTTCCTACAGTGTTAGGTGAAGAACATCCTTTCGACCCTAAAATAACTGAAGGTATTTACAAAAAGTACGGATTAGTTACAGGTATAGTTGACAAGTATGTAGATTTTATAGTAGGACCAGGTTTTTTTGTTAAAGGAGATACTAAAAGGTCAGAAGCTATTATTAATCAGTTTATGCAAGACGTTAGTTTTGATACGTTACTTAGAGCATGGATTAAAGAGGCGTTGGTTAAACAATCAGGGTTTTTAGAGTTAGGTGGTAAAAAGACTGAAACAGTTAAGGGTATGAAGATACTTGATGCTAAGTATATGTATGTTATTAGAGATAAAAAAGGTAAAGTAACTAAATACAGTCAATTTAAAGGAGCTTTCGATAATTTTAGTAAAGAAAAAGTTATAACCTTTGAACCTTTCCAAGTAGCACAAATTAGTTTTAACCAATTAGGTGACGATGCTTATGGTATGGGAATAGTTTATCCAGCTTTGAATAATATTAACAGTTTAATGGGTTTAGAAGTTAATATGGACATTCTTATGAAAAGAAAAGCTAACGCTCCTATACACGCTAAACTAGGAGACGCCGAAATGCCACCTACTGATGATGATGTTACAAACTTTGGTTCTAAACTTGAATGGCTTAACAATAAACATGAATGGGCTACACCTTACAACGTAGAAATTAAAGCTATAGACTTTGGTAAGTTAGGAGAGAAGTTTGATTTCCCTATACAACATAACTTAGACATGATATTCGCTGGAGTGCAGATACCTAAAATATTAATAGGTGAAGACGTTAACCAAGCAGTTGCACCTGTTCAGATGGACGCGTTTGAAAGAAGAATACAATCTATACAGTCAGAGACTGAGAAAGTTATTGAACAACAAATCTTTAAGAGAGTATTGTTATCTAACGGTATCCAAGAACACGTAGAATTCGAATGGGGACAACCTAGTAATACTGAAAAGAATGAAAGGATTAAACAAATAACTGAATTGTTAAAGATTATAGGTTTATCTCCTGAATTATCTGCACAGTTACAAATGGAGTTAGCTGATTTAATGAATTTAGATGTTAAGGAAGTTAAGCCTGAAGACATAGAAAAAGCAGAAGTTGATGAGACTGAACAGCCTAGAGTACCAGGGCAAAACAATCAGCCTAAACAACAAAAGCTTAATATGGAGTTAGATATGGATGAGATAGATAAGTCTAAAAGAACTATATATGAACAACAAGCACAAGAGTTAGATACTGACCCTTTCAAGCCTGAAGCTACATTAAGAGAATGGTTAGACTTTGACTTTACGTTATACTTAGCAAGTATATTACAAGCTGTTGATAAAGAAGAGTTTACATTATTAGCTGCTAAGAGTAGGAAAGAGATTAATCAAGGTAAGTTTAGTAAGGCACAAATAAAAAGTCTTAAATCAGTTCTTAAAGATGGATTTAAAGAAGGGAAAAGGATAGTAGACATTCAACAAGACTTAGTAGATAAGGTTAAGATTAAAGATTTGGTTAATAGTGATGGTAAGATATTAGCTAAAGCAAGTAATAGAACTTTATTAGTAGCTAGAACAGAAACTACTAAACTATCAGCTATAGGAGCACAAAACCATTTTCAAGCTGGCGGTGTTGAAAAGTATCAATGGGTGTCAACGTTAGGACCTAGGACTAGTGATATATGTCAAAGATTACATGGTAAAATCTTTACAGTAGGTAAAGGACCTTTACCACCTGCTCATATTAATTGTAGGTCCAGCATTATCCCTGTGGAGGAGTGACAATGGATAAACAAATACATAATAGGATAATGTGTGATTGTGGGAAATACGCTTTATTATTTTGGGGTACTGTACCAGTTTGTGGTGATTGTGCTATGTTAATGCAAAAAGCTAAAGATAGAAAGTTTAAGAAAGAGTTGGAGGAAGCAAGATGCCAAGAATAATATGTCCTAGATGTAACAAGATAACAAGTGTAATGGCTCATATAGGTGATTATGTTTGCGACTGTAGTCAGTCAGAAGCTAGTGAAGTGTTAAAGAACGATGACGTTTTAGTGTTAGGAACTTATGACGACTTTGGCGGTAGCGGTGGTGATACTAACTTTAGTAGAGGTGCAGAGAATAAGTTGCAAGGTACTAGAGCAGGAGCTGAAGGACAAGTAAGTCATGACTTGACATCTAGAGGTAATATAAAAACTTTATATAGGTCAAGAAAGCATTTACAATATATTGAGGTGAAAAAAGATGGATAATGTTAAAGAAAAACTAACTGTAGTAACTACAGTTGAAGAAGACGAAGAACAAAATAACGAAGAATTGTTTTTTAGTTTAAATACGTTACAAAGTAACTCAGCTACACATATCACTGATAACTTATTAGGAGAATTTGATTCTATCATAATCCAAACTAATAAACCTGTTAGAGTGTTAATAAACTTAGTAGAATATCCTGACATAGTTTTATACGATGTGATAAGTTTAGTAGGTACACAATATTTACCTATAAGAATAAGTCCAGTTAATAAAGACGGTGAACAGTTCAACTATGCACCTCAGAAGTATAAGCTTAACAATAGATTACAGTTTACTATTGAGGGAGCTATGGAAACAGAAGTAAGTTTTAATGTGAGGTTAGACTAATGGCAGAACATATTAGGGATGGTACAGGAGAGAGTAATAACGCTTGGAAGATTGACGATGATAATGCTGGTAAAGTTAAAATGCAAGCTAATGGTTCTGATGATGTAAGTGTACAAAATCCTTTACCTTGTGATGGTGATAGTATATATGTAAAAGATTTAGATGTACCAAATTGTGATAATGGTGATTTTAGTGGTAGTGTTACAGATTATTTTGATAGTCTTAAAACTATTAATACCAATACCACATCAGATAATCCTAAAACAATTAAATTATGGTTTAATAGAACAATTTATGCTCATTCTATTGGTTTTGGTTGTGATAATTTAGCGAAAGGTTTTGGATCATCAATAACTGTAAAACTTTTAGGTAGTGGAGAAGCTGTTAGATTTACTAAAACGTTTACACCATCTGATCCGAATAGTTTTTTAGCTGAGCTTGGACCAAAAGCATTCAACGGTATTATATTAGAATTTAATACTGCATCAGAGGTTTGTTTAAGTAATATAACTGTACAGAAGTCTCAAGAAGTTAACGCTTCACTTAATGGACTTGACCCAAATGGGGATGTACAAAATGTTAATGTAACACAAGATGGTAATTTAACAATATCTGATAATTCTAGCGGACTTGCTATAGCGAAAGGAGATGTTACTGGTACAACATTTGTGAGTAAGTTCGGACAAAATGAAGATATAGGAACAGGAGCATATGAAGATATTTGGGACGGAGGAGGAACTTACACTTGGCCTGCAAACGGAACAGCACCAATAACTCATCTTTATTCTACTGGAGCAGATACTGTAGAAATTGAAGTACAAGGATTGGATATTGATGGTGAATTAGTAGTGCAAACTAAAACATTAACAGGAACTACAGTAGTTGCTTTAGATACTGCTTTATGGAGAGTATTTAGAATGAAAAATTTAGGTTCAACAGATATAGGTTCTAGTAATATTGTACATGCAAGTGATAGCGGTAAAACTGTGAGTTACGCCCAAATACAAAACGGGAATAATCAAACTTTAATGGCTTTATATACAATCCCTGCAGGTAAAATAGGTTATTTGTTAGCTGGGAGTGCTAGTATTGTAGGATTAGTAAGAGATTATAGTATTGATGGACATGTTTATATGAGATCTTATGGCGGAGTATTTCAGTTAAAACATACATTTGGTGCTATTAGTGACGGTACAAGTGTTTTTCAACATAGATATCATATCCCTTTACCTATACCAGCAAAAACTGATATTACAGTAAAAGCCATAAGTAGTAAAGATGGTGGGATTTTAAATGCTACATTTGATATAGTTTTAGTAGATAATTAATATATATATACTTAAGTATATACAACTATATATTTTAAAAGAAAGTTTTATAAACTATATTTTCTATAATTCTATTATGGTGAGAAACATTTGTTTCTCGCTGTATAAGTTTTTTAAAAAACGAGGACCCTAATATGGATAAGAAAAAGAAATCTAATCAGAATTGGCAACAGTTAAATTTTAGTGTTCCTATTACTCAAGCAGTTAGTGATAATAAGAAAGACTTTCTTATTAAAGGTATTGCAATTAATTCTACAGTTACACGTAACGGTGTAGAGTTTATTTCTGAAGAGTTAAGCAAAAGTGCTATGAGTTTACGTAATAAACCTATATTAAAGGACCATACAAACACTATAGATAGTATCGTTGGAAGAACGACTGATAACGTTAATTTTAATGATATTAATGAGAATGTAGAGTTTGAAGCTAAGATTGTTGATAAGAGTATTCAAGAGAAGATTTCTCAGGGACTTATTCAAAGTGTTAGCGTTGGTGCTATGGTTGGTGACCTTGAAGAAGCTTTAGATGATGATGGAAACATGACTCATGTAATAGCTAAAGGAATTGATTTTGTCGAACTAAGTTTAGTAGCTGTACCAGCTGACCCAGGTGCGGGTTTAGCTACAGCGATAATGCAAAGCTTTAATTTAAAACAATCAAACGAACCAAAGGAAATCGTTGAAGAAATTTCAAGCGAGAAATTACAAGAAAAACATTTAGAGGAATCTAAAATGGAAGATTTAGAAAAAATACAAAAAGAAAATGCTGAGTTAAAAGCTAAACTTGATAAAATTGAGATGGAAGCTAAATTTGAGGCTGAAGTTGCAAAAAGAGTAGAAGCTAAGTTAGCAGAAACTAAAGTTGAATCAACAGTTGAAGAAGAACAACCTAAAGAAGAAGTTGTTGAAGAGACTGTAGATGAGACTAAAGGAGAAGTAGGAGACACTGCAGAAGATAAAGTTGAAGAATCTGTAGAAGATAATATTGCTTTTGAGAGAGAAGGTAAAGGTTATACAATGTACATGAAAGAGTACAGTGATAAATATGCGAGGTTAAGTAGATAAAATGACAGCAACAGCAGGAAATCCAGTTGGATATGTTTCAGTAGTGGATGGAGGAAACCCTAGAATTGTAACAGCTTATGCTAGAGAAGCAATTTCAGGAGGAGAGTTAGTATTTGCAAGTGGAGCAGCAGCAGTAGTTAGTTCAGGTTTGAACAGTTTTGCGTCAACTGACATTACAGTAGCAGCACAAGCAAGTGGAGCACAGTTTATGGGTGTAGCATTACAAACAGTAGCAAGTGGAGCAGCAGTAGGAGTAGCAACTAGAGGAGCTATGATTTTATTAGCTGACGGTACAGTTACAGCGTCATACCCAGTATCAACAGCAGGAGCTAACGCGGTAGCTAATTCAGGAAGTGTAGCAGGTAATTTGGCACATCAAAGAACAGTAGGAAGAGCTTATACATCAGCTGGTAGTGAAGGATTTACTATTGTAGATGTAGGGAGGAGCTAAAAAATGACAGACTATATTAAATCGTTTTTAGATACAAGTATTGGTACAGAAGGACAGCTTTTAATTCCTAGAAAGATTATGGCTACTATGATTGAAGAAGTAGACAAAGTTTTAATTCCTAGAAGTGAAGCAGCTGAATTTATGGGACCTGCACAAATACCAGGTTCAAGTGTAGACGTTAACTTAGAAACACCTAACACAATGGATGTTAGAGCAGTTGCTGAAGGTGCAGAATTTCCTTTAGATAATCAAGAATATACTAATATTAACTTTAAACCAGTTAAATATGGTGTAGCTATTAGGATTACTAAAGAAATGCTTGAAGATTCACAATGGAACTTATTGCAAAGGAATATTAGAACAGCTGGTAAAAGAATGGCTGAGAATGAGAACTCTTTAGTTATAAGTGATGCTCTAGACAGTGCAGCTAACACACAAGCTGGTGGTACAGCAGTTACAATTGCTGATATTACAAGAGCTATGCAATATCTTGAAGATAGTGATTACACACCTACAAGTTTATTTATTGGTAATGAAGTATTAAACGACCTTAGAAATATTGATACATTTGTTGAAGCTGATAAAGTAGGTAACACTGATATGATTCAAAAAGGTTTCCAAGGAACTATCTATGGACTTAATGTTATGAGAGTGTCTACTAATGCTGGTATGACAGCTACAACAGCATACGTGACTGATAAAAATGAAGCTTATGGTATTGCAGAGAAAAGACCTATTAGTGTAGAGAACTTTGATTTACCTAGCTACGATATGAGTGGTGCTACAGTATCTCAAAGGATTAAAGTTAAAGCTTTAAGAACATCTGCCATGTGTAAGATAACATCTAGTTAGAGGTATTAAGAATGACTAATCCTTTAAATGATGGACTAAATAAGCCTGATCAAATTGCTGGAGGTCTAGCAATTCAAGCAGGTTCTGCTGCAGCAACTAATGTAGCAGTAAATGTAACTTTTGGAACTACTTTTGCTAACGTTCCAAAAGTTCAATTAACATTAGCAACAAGTGGAGCAGCAGCAACACAGCCTGGTATGGTTACTGGTGTTAATGCTGGAAGTTTTCAATTTTTAGGAACTTCAGGGCTAGTTCACAACTGGGCAGCCTTCGATTTATAATTTTAAATTTTTATAAATCATTTTATGCCGAAGTGCATGTCGAAAGACGATAAAGATAAATGGTAAGAGATAATCGCATAAAAACATTCAAATTCCCGACACAAACTTTTTCTAGTACTACAACAGGTAGTGTAGTAAGTGATAAAGGTTTAAACGGAGAAATTTTAGACGTATTTTGGGACACTGGTATATCAGGTAGCGTATTTTTAACTAACGGTGAGACAGGAGAAGAGTTTTGGAGAAGAAATGCTCCAAGTGGTGCTAGTATATCTACAGCTTCACCTAGAAAGTTTGGAGAAAGTACAACAGGTAGTATAGCTGGTGCACATCAAACTAATTTTAATATTGCAGATACATTAGTGTTAAATATTGGAAGTGCTTTAAGTGGTACAACTGCTAGTTTAGATGTAAGCGTGAGGTATAGATAATGGGAGATTGGACATTGTATTCAGTTGCTGAAACAGTCTTAGACTTAATAGAAAATGTCCCACCTAGTATTAGTGGTACTAGATTACTACAGATGGCTGACAGACAAAGGGAAAGAGTGCAAACTTTTACTGGAGCAACTATAGGAAGTAATAGTATACCAATAAAATATCAAGAAGCTATACTACAATTCACCATGGCTAATACAGCAAGTACTATGATGAGTCTAGGTACTGACGCGTCTGATGTTACTTTAGGTGATTTTAAAGTTAGTAAAGGTAGTTCTAGTAATTTAGATACAATATATAAGAACTCAACAAACTTAGCAATGCAAGAACTTAAAAGCATAGGTAAGAGGATAACAACATTCAAGGCAAATGGTTAAGATACAATATATAGGACAACATCAAGCTAAAGACATTATAGAAGTTAATGATATTAAAGCTAAAGAATTAGTAGAGACAGGTAATTATATTTATTTAAATGAAACAATTGAAAAAATTGAAAGAGAAACAACTGAACCTATTAAAGAAGAAGTTTTAGAAGAAATTAATGAGGAATAAACATGGTAGACATAACAGCATCAGGGATTAAATCAGATATATCTGCAATGATATCTAACGGAACAAGGATTCGTTTAAGATACTTTACTGAGTCAGGTGCTGACGCTAACTACGACAATGATGTTACATTAACACAAAGCGGCTCAGATTTATGGACTTCAGGACTAGTACAACCTTTAAACATAAATAATCCTAGAGGAAGTTATGACGCAGTATTATTAGAACAAGGTAAATTACTTCAAGATGATGTAAAGATGTACGTTTTAGGTGATGTAGACACTAGCGGTACTTTTAAAGTAGGTTTAGGTAGTCCTATTACTAGAGAATACACTACTAACGCTGGAGGAGTTACTGCATGGCAGTTAGCAAACGGTGAAGTAGCTTATAAGAAAGTTTATCTAAGTTATTTAACGACAGGAAGCCTACCGCAGGAATAAATGGTTAAAGTTAGTAAGAGTAGAGGAAAGGGTTCAGTTAATGTAGAGATACAAGGTATTAATGAAGTATTACAACGTTTACAGAAAAATCAAAAACGTATTATTACTTCAAAAAACATAGAACTTGTTAGAACTGCTAACTTTATCCAAAACGAAGTACAAGAAAGTATTATAGGTAACCGTGCAGAGCCTAAGAGCGTTGACACAGGGACTTTAGGTAACTCTATAGATATAAAGTTAGAAGGTAAAGAAAGTGCTGTTATATTCCCTAAGAGAGAAAAGTATAAGAATTCTGACACAACTACTGAAGATGTTGCTAAGTTCATGGAATACGGTACTACTAAAATGAAAAATCCTAGAAGGCATTTTGGTAATACTAAAGATAGGAATGAAAAGAAAGTTGTTAACAAATTTAAACAAGCTGTTAATTTAGCTATTAAATAACAACATTTAAAAACATTAACTTCTATATATTATTAATTGTGGTATTCAAGCGAGAATAAAACAATAGTAAAGCGATACAAATGGCATTCAGTAGCTCAACCTTTTTAAGTGACATAGTCTTATTCATACGAAATGATTTACGTACTAATATAACTGACCCAATTTCTTCTAAAAGAAATTCTAGAGAGAAGTTTGTAATGACAGCTTATCCTAGTAGAACTGTACAATATCCTATAATAACTGTTAAGAATGTTGGAATGAACATTGTTAACAGATTAGGTATGCAAAGTGAAGGAGTATGGCAAAGTGTTGTTATAGAAGTAAGAGTATGGGCACGAAATGAAAAAGAAAGAGATGAATTAACACAGGAAGTGTTTGAACAGTTTAGGACTAACCAATTTGGAACTGGTAGTTCTACAGATTTCGAATTACATGATTTTAATTTGCTTAGCGCTGTACCAATAGATGAGGACGGTGAAGAAGGTATTAAAAGTCGTGTAATGGAATACGAATATAAAATAGTAATAGATAGTTAAAAATGGGAATTTATAAAGGAGATCAAAACCAAACAGGATTCTTTTACGAATCAGGACTTTACGCTAATGCTAGTGGTACTCAACATTGGATAGGACAAGTACAAGAAGCACCTATTGATGAAGAACTAAACAGGATTAGGCAAAGATATCAAGGAACAGATAGCAGGAATGTTAGCACATTCTTAGACGGACCTCACGGGTTTACAGGTAATTTAAACTATAATCCTCAAGACTGGAAGTTTTTAATGTTTGCTTTAGGTAGTAATGTTGACTCAGGTAGTCCTAGTCCTTACACTCATACAATAAGTGAATCTGATAATGGTGAAGGTAACGCTTTTACTAGCGGTACAAGATGTCCTTTTATGAGTTTTGGTTTAGAAGTAGCCCAAAAGACTTCAGTTGCTGGTGAGAATTATATCAGAACTGTTAACGGTGCTAATGTAGATACTTTAACTATCTCAGCTTCACAAGGAGAAAAAGTAGTGTGCAATGTAGATTATATAGCTAACAGTGTTGTATATTCAAGCGGAGCGGCTACAGCTTTAACACCTACAACTACTAGACCTTTCTTATGGGATGATTGTAGTGTAGAGATTGGAGCAACAGCAGTACAAAACTTAATATCATTTGATTGGAGTATTGCTAATAATCCTGACGCTAAACATTTACTTAACGGAAGTAAAGAGATATCTAGCCCTACAATGGATAATAGAGAGTATAGTATGACTGCAACAGTTGAAGGTAATAGTTCACAAACTAAAGCTTTCTATGAACAATACTTTTTAGGAGGTAGTACATTTAACGCTAAACTAACAATAGACGCTAGTACTGGTAGTAGGGATATGATACTTACAATGAGTGGATGTAGCATGGTTGATATGGACTCACCGCATGGTGTTGAAGGGACTAATGAACAAACATTGACTATAGAACCTCAAATAGTAGACATTGTTATTAATGATACAATAGAGTTATATAACCCGTGGTAAAATGGAAGAAGATAATATAATAGAAATACAAGAAGTAATCATAAATAAACCTATTGTAACTGGTATAAAGTTAGGTTTAGGATTCTTTTTAGTAGGTTTAATAATATGGTTTATATTATTTATGTTATTTATGCTATTAGGAGTTATAGGAATAATGATGGCGGTGTAAAATGGTATTAAAAACAGAAATAGTTAAAATAGGAGATAGAGAAATTGTAATTAAAGAAACAAGTTTTGCAGCTCAAATGAGATTAGAAGCTTTAGAAAAGATTACAACAAGAGATTTATATAAAGAAGCTATGAGTGAAGAAGATTTTAAATTTATGGAAGAAATAGGTAAAGAAGATTCAATTAAAATAGTTGATGCATTTACTAAAGTTAATTCAGTAGGTGAGGACAAATCTCCCATTAAAAAAGAGTCATGAATGGAGCATTAAACTATGGTGTGCTGAAAATTGTGGCTGGTCTCCTAATCAAGTAGACAACATGAGTTTCAAAGATATTAACATGTTAATAAAAACATATAATAATAGAGAAAGGAAAAATGTTAGACAGGAGAGGATAAATAAACGGAAACATGGTAGACGTTAATAAAATTTTAATAAGAATTGAAGCTGATGTTAATCAACTTAAATCTTCAATGCGAAAAGGTACTAAAGAGATTAAAGACTTTAAAAATAAATCTAAAAAGAGTTTTTTTGATTTTAAAAGAATAGCTGAAACTGCGTTAGGATTCGGGTTTGCTAATCTAATGACTTCTGCTACAATTGCTCTTACAGATTTTGTTAAAGATGGTGTTAAACAAGCTTTACTATTTGAAAGAGGTTTTAAAAGTTTAGAACTACAAACAGGACAAACGGCTGACTCTTTAATAAAAGATTTAAAAAAAGCTAGTGATGGTATGATTTCCAGTTTAAATTTAGTACAGACAGCTAATAAAGCTCTAGCATTAGGAATCTCACAAAATCAATTACCTGAACTTATGGAAGTTGCGACTGCAAGAGCTAAGATAATGGGTATAAGTGCAACACAAGCTTTTGAAGATATATCTATAGGTATTGGTAGACAGAGTAAATTAATATTAGATAACTTAGGTATTATACTTGATTTAGATAAGTCTTATGAAAATTATGCTAAGACAGTAGGTAAAACAGTTGGTGAGTTGACAGAGTTTGAAAAAAAACAAGCTATAACAAATGGTATTATAAGTGAAAGTGGTAGTTTAATGAAAGCTATGGAGTCAGCAACTGACGATACATTGACAAAAATTGAACAATTTAAAGCTTCACTTAGTGATTTAGCACAAAATACAGGTACAGAAACTTTAAACATTCTTGACAGATTAGCATTATCTATTAGAGGTGTTGCTATAGAAATAGATAATAGTCAAGAACTTACACCTGCAGCACAAGAAGCGTTTGATGCTTACGGACAAGCTGCTTTATTATTAGAAAAGAGAATGCAAGGTGCAAGAGATTCTATAAGTGGTGTGGAAAAATCTTTAAAAGAATTAAGCAAATTAACAGTAGCAGGTAAAGCCGCATTTAGTGCGAAAGAACAAAAAAAGATGAATCAAATTGATGAAACTAGACTTAAACTATTAAAGTTACAACAAAGAGAAAAATCTGACGAAACTGAAAACACTAAAAAAATAAACGAATTACAAAAACAAGGTTTAAGTTTACAAGATGCAGTAAGTATAGTAAGGTCTACTAGTACAAGTGAAGAAGAAAGATTAACAGAATTACTTGAAAAACAAAGAGAAGAATTAGAAGTTATACAATTACAAAGAAAAGTAGATGTAGATAATAAAGCTAAACTAATAGAGTTAGAAGGTCAGGCTCAAGCAGAAACATTGTTAAATAATGAAAAAACTTTAAAACAAATAGAAGACATTGTACAAGGTAATATAAATACATTAACAGAAAGCCAAAAAATATTAGCATCTGAAAAAGAAATAACAGATTTTTATAGTAAAAAAACAGATATTTTACAAACACAAACTAAAGAGTTAGGAATACAAGCAAGAAAAACTAAAGAAATTGCTTTCTGGACATTAGCAGCTACTGAAATAGTTGATAAAGGAAAAAGTGGATTACAAAAAGCAAAACAATCATTCTCTAGTAAAAATTTTAAAAGTCTATTTATTGAAGATAATAGAGCTTCTGCATCTCCTGTTACTAGCAATAACACACAAAGAAACCCTATTAGTGTTATAATAGAAAATGTATATGGAACAGACCCTACAGAAATTGCTAATTCATTACAAAACGTGTTATCAGAACAAATAAGATAAATGGTAGTATATATGACTATAGAGATAGGAGGAACAGCTTACACAGACTCTGTAAGTGTAGAAGTTAATAAGAGTACTAGTACTAATAATTCTAGTAGTTCTTTTACTGCTACTTTTGAAAATACTGCTGGTTATCATAAAGACGATTTTAATATTAATGATAGTGTAGTTATTAAAGCTGACATAGATGATACTACACCTAATACAACCGTATTTAACGGTTTAGTAGAAGATATTAAATTTGAAGGTCAAGGTAGTACTAAAGAAATTATTGTACTTACTGGTAGAGACTTAACAGCTAGATTACAAGATATTAAAATAGAGCCTGAGGTATTTAATAACACAGAGACTAGCGAAATAGTGACTGACATTATGGACGTTATAAGTGATATTACTACTACTAATGTAGATGTAACAGAGACAGTTATAGAGCATATATCTTTTAATCATTTGTCTATATTTGATGCACTAAAACAATTAGCAGAC